AACCCGGCTATGATCCGCGGAACCTAGCAGGAACCCATCGCTAGAGCCGCAAACGAGGCTCACACGGGCGTTTTTGTAGACCAAGTAGGCTTCGTACCCCACCCGACAATACAATGGCTAGGAGCCTCTCCTGACGGGCTTGTTGGGGAAGATGGTCTAGTAGAGATTAAGAACCCGAACACGGCTACGCACCTGCAATACAGGAAGGCTGGCAAGGTTCCGGCAAAGTATAAGAACCAGATGATGCTCCAACTTGCCTGTACGGGCAGGAAGTGGTGCGACTTTGTAAGTTTCGACTCCCGACTGCCCGTGAGCAAGATGCTCTTTATCGTGCGGTTCGAGCCGGAGCAAAAGGAAATAGACGAGATGTTGGAAAAGGTACAGTTATTTCTAAAGGAAGTGGAGGCCGAGTGTGACGATTGACGACCTGGCGGTAGAAGCGGGATTGTTCTTGAAGGAGGGGGAGATATTGTTCAACTTCCACGAGGACTCTAGAACCCAGTTGCAGAGGTTTGCGGAAATCGTGCGCGAGGAGGAGATGTTGCGGTGCGCGAGGATGGCAGAGGATTGGGGATTTAAGACCCTAGCCCAGGAGATGCGGGGTTGAGCCAGCAGGTGATGATAGAAGCCCTCTACCAAGAGATTGTGGGGGCTGTGGAGAAGTTTGACGAGGCACTACCTCTAGCCTCGGTGGTGGGGGTTTTAGAGGTGATTAAGTATCAATTACTAATGAACACGGAGGACGAAGAATGAAAGACGGACTTATATCTGCACACTTCTACGCGCAAGACGCGGCGTGGTTCTTACTATTTATGCTTGGCGTTATTATCTTCGCGGGGTGGACAGAGTGGCGGCGTGGTTAATAGCCGGAATCGGTGTTGTATACCTTGTGGTAGCGGTGCAGTTGCTACTAGAGGGTAAGGTGGGTCTGGGCGTAGCCTTCTTGGGTTACAGCCTTGGCAATGTTGGTCTTTATATAGCAGCCAAATAGGAGAAGTTATGGAATACGATAATACCAATAGCGGTGTGTTGTTTAAGAACGAAAGTGACAACGAGAAGGCTCCTGCCTACAAGGGCAAGTTAAACGTAGACGGGACTGAGTACAACCTAGCCGCATGGATTAAAACAGGCAAGTCTGGGCAGAAGTTTATGAGCCTGAAGGTTGAACTACCCAAGCCCAAGGCAGAGCCGAAGCAACAAGCCTTAGAGGACGACATTCCATTCTAAGCCAGCAACAACTGAAAGCCCTGTTTGATTACAGGCGTGGAAGACTTGTGTGGAAGCCTCGACCCATTGAGGCTTTCGCCAAGTATTCTGCTTACGTCATGTGGAACCGTAGGTACGCGAACAGGGTTGCAGGACACATAACCCCTCGCGGTTATCGCAAAATTGCTATATTCAGAAAGCCTTACTTTGCCCACAGGATTGTCTGGGCGTACCACCACGGGTACTGGCCCGAACAGGTTGACCACATAAACTGCAAGTTTGCCGACAATAGACTAAGCAATCTCAGGGTTGCCACGCAGATGGAAAACAGGTGGAACTCCAAGCGCAGAGAGAAAACCAAGTCCAACATCAAGGGTGTCTACAAGAGGAAGGAAAAGTTTTACGAGGCACACATAATGGCAAACTATAAGAGGTATTATCTTGGGAGATTTGTTCGAAAATCTGACGCAGCCAGAGCCGTCACCACCGCCAGAAAAGCGTTGCATAAAACATTTGCTAGGGCTGGTTAACAGAGGAACCTTTACCGCCACCCCAGAGGAGTTCTATCAAATCGTGATGAGCGAACATGAGGCGAAGATAGAGGGGCTGGCAAGGTATGTGTTGACGCTCCCGACAAGGGAGGCGAGGAGGAAGTGGCTTGACCAGTTTGAGGCCAAGCACAATTTGACCGTAGCAGATGAGTTACGGGAAAGAATTACTCAGATTCATAGAGAGCGCGTTCGTGCTTCCGACGTTTAACTAAGCCAGGCAGCTCTTTCCCACCCGCTTTAGTCCACGCCATGAAGGACTCAGCCGCGCCCTCAAAATCTCCACGGTTATGCTTCATGCGGATGGTTGACCTTTGGAGGTTGCCAAGCCCGACGTTGAAGGAGAAGGAAACCAGAGCGTCAAAGCGGCCTTGAGTAAGTCCACTTGGACAGAGGCGCAGAACACCTCGTTCGAATGTAGCCAAGTCCTGAGCCAAGATAGCATCAACTTCTGCCATGCTAAGAACTCTATCCCATCCGTCGGGAATTGGTAGATTTTTGCGCTCATCGAACTTCACCCTTATGTGGTTAGAATCGATAACATGACCAACGCCAACAGTCCACAATAGAGCAGGACAGCGATAGGGACGAACTCGTACCCCCTCGTCTTTTTTGATTCCTTTGATTGCGTCATCACTTACCTTCACTTCTTACCCCATTGGCGGCTCCCGAACCAGAAAGCAATAATTCCGCTTAGTAGAGCCATCTCGTCCTCGGAGAAGATTACGTCGGTGGCGGCGATAAACTGCTCCACGCTCATGCTACCTAACCCGCCACGAAGCAAGAAGTAGGTCAGCGCGATGTTAATCATCACTAACTCTAGGACGAATATAAAGGTGACCGCAGGACGCACTATGCCGTTCAGGTTCACGACCCAGCTAGAGGCGCGAGCCATGATAGCCTTGTCGTGGTCTAAAGCCGCGTTCTGGCGGTCTGCGTCGGTCTGAAGGGCAATCTGGTCTGTCCGAATCTCCTCGACCCTCTGTTGGGCTAGGAAACCGCGTTCTGCAAGGGCTAACTCGCGCTCCGTCTGCATCTGCGCTAACTTCAACTCTTGAGCCTTGTCAGCCTTGTCTTGGAAAAAGTTTAGGATTTGCGGTAAGCCAGAGGCTAGGAATCCGACAGCGGAAGAAATAAGGGATAGCATTACAGGTGTCCTTTGAAGATGTAGTAAGTGGTGACTATGATTAGCGAGGCTACGAAGCACATAACCTTGAGTTCTCGGAGTTTCTTTAGGTCACGCCCCATCTCGTCACGCCCGTCCTTGACTTCCTTCATCTGGCGTTCTTTGATGGCTTGGATGTCCTTCCACTCATGTTCAGCCTTTTCCTTGCCGTAACGCTCAACAAGCTGCTGGAATAAGTCGTCCTCGGCTTCCTTGATTTCTTTCAATCTGCGCCACTCCGCGAAAGCCGTGAGGATGGTGCTATCGCCCTTAACTACCCGTTGTTTCTTTTGGAATTGTTGCTTGGCTTGGAGTTCTGCGACCCCAAGTTTTTGTATGTCAGTAACTACTGATTCAATCTCTTTCCCTGCGGCAATCGCGCTCTTTATTCCCTGCGCGGCACTCTTTGCCGAGGCTACTAAATCACTCATTTATCCCACTTTCTCTCCTCGAAAGTAAGCCACGCCGTTTATTACTTCACATAACTCTGGTGGTAATAACATACCATTCTTAAATGTCAGAACGCAGAACCCAGAACACCAGTTCACGGGGTTTTCTTCTACATACACAAATTGGTCGCCACCTGGCTCCGCAAGTGTTCCTGTGTCTACGCCGTATCTGCGCCCGTTATAGTCAGTCCACGGAGTCACCATCAGTTTATGCAGGTGTCCTGTGACGATACTTCTGCCAGACTTCAAGGCGTTGTTATAAGTCGCGTGTTGCCCGTTGTGCCACCGATGCTTGACCACAACAGAATTGTTTATGTCCACCCGCCACCCCGTGTGCCAGCCTGGGAAGTACGCAAATAAGTCGCTGAATTCAGATAACTCTGGCGCGTGGGTAGCAATGTAGTTAAAGAGCCTTACGTCATGGTTCCCGTACGTCCACAGCTTAGTAGCGTTCTTAGAAGCGTTTGCAATCTCGTTTAGACGGTCTTGGCAGGCTTCTATCTCTTGCTTGGGGGTGGGTGGGTTAGTCCCCATGAGGGCGGCGTGTCGGCTGATTCTAGCCCCATCAAAACAGTCACCGTTGATGATGACAGATTTCGCCTTAAACTCGGTCAGCAGGGAAACAAACGCCTTGTGCGCTACGGTTTCCTCGTCAGGCCAGTAGTGGCAGTCGGAGGCTATAAAGACATGACCGTTGTCTACGGTGTGGGAGATAACCCTACGGTTATCGGGGATATATGTGTTGGCGATGCTGTGTTGTCTTGCGGCAAAGGAGGGTAGGGATACGTCTTTTAGTGCCGCCCGCCTTCGGTAAACCGTACCTACGTCTATGCCTAGAACCTGCGCTACCTTCTGTGGACTGCCGTAGGTCTTAAACGCCGCTATTAGTTCCTCGTCCGATGCCTTTTTTAGTGCTACCACGCTTCCTCCCGCTTAGAGACATTACGTCAATTGGCTCGTGGGAGGATGTGTCGTACAGACACGCCAGCTTTACTGCTTCTGCCGGAGTTAAGCCTAAGTGCATGGCAGCGATAGCAAAGTTTGCCCCAGTTCCAATTGCCCAAAAGTCGTTCTTTATCTTCGCAGGAATGATGGTACTCTCGTAAATCCAAATGCCATCACTTCTGAGTTCGAGAACGGTCACATCCGTATCCGAGTCTAGGTCAGCCCCAGACTCCAACGAATTGTAGAACTTTAATAGTTTATCCCAATCTCCGCAACCCCCGTAGATACTCTCTTGTCCCTTACGGAGCTTCTCTACGAGGTAGAAGGAGTCATCACCGCTGACCATCGAATCTGCGGCAATTTCTCCCGTAGACGCTCTGGCAGCGATGGTGGTCATTTAACGACTAGGCTTAGCAGTAGGGCGATTATGAAAGCGGCAGAGCCAATCAGGATTTGCTCCAGGCGCTTTAATCTAGCGTTTATCCCAAGATAGCGTTCGGCACAGACAGCTTCGTGGGTGTCAAGTTGGCCTTTGACCTCTACGATTGTTGACATGGTTATGCCTCAATCTTTTCCATAATCTCGTCCATGCTCTCCGAGACTTCCCAGTTGTTGCCGTTCATACCAAACGCTACACGAACCTCTGTGCCGTCTTCTTGTTTATGCTCAAAGAACGATGCAATCAGGTCTGTGTTCAGGATTAGACTTTCACCGATGCGGCCCTTGGCGGCGTTAGTTAGTTTGATAAGTTTCACGCAGCAACCCCTTCAACCCACGAAGTTGTAGCCTCGTCCCATGAGTAACGCTTACCGTCATCTGGGTAGGCAACAGGTGCATCCCACAGGCAGGTTGTCTCGTTTAGCAACCATGAGGCATAGGGCTTGGGAGGAATAAAAGCGTCCCGACCCGCATCGTAGGTGTACCCGATACCAGCGTAGTTCTTACGCAGAGGCGTTCCACCTAATGCGTGTACCCCGCCGTGGGTGTTGTACGAAGTCTGTTTATAGACATCGCCTGTGCGAGCGCAGAGGTCTGCCTCTTTACCGTCATCCTCTTGCCGCCCTACGGTGACGAAGGTGACGATGTTGTTTTCGTCTAGTTTTGCGAAGTGGCTAATTTTAATCTCTCCTATTAAGAAAAAGTTACTGTTTCTGATGTGGTTGAAGTAGCAGTCACGGTGTAAATCTTAAATCCTGATACTGAAGTCGATAGCGAGGATGTAACACCGCCTGAGAAGGTTGCAGTCACGGTATCTGGAATCTTGATAATGACTACGCCTGAACCGCCAGCAGCGCCAGAAAAAGCACCGTTGCCGCCTCCACCTCCCCCGCCACCTGTGTTTACGGTTCCAGCAGTTCCATTAGCCGCCGTGCCCCCATTACCTCCACCTCCAGAGCCTCCGGTTCCGCCACTTCCCAAACCACCGCCACCGCCACCCCCGCCTGCACGAGTAACAGAGGAACCTGTAATTGACGAAGCAGTACCAGCACCACCAGCACCAGAACTCGATCCACCGGCAGTACCTACGGCGCTTGCTCCACCACCGCCACCAGCATTAAATGGGCTATTGTTAGCAGAACTACCCCCATTATTACCTTGGCTTGGAGATGTAGATGGTGTATTACCGGCACCGCCAGTATTAGTTCCATTACTTCCTCCACCACCAGACCCACCTGCGTTCCCGTTTGTACCGCTAACTGTACCGCCGCCGCCACCACCACCTGTGGATGTAAAGGTATTGAAAACAGAGTCTGAACCATTTGTGCCACTAGCATTTGAAGAGCCGCCAGCGCCACCAGCACCTACCGTTACTGTATAAGAAGTGCCTAATGCAACAGCGGTTGTAGAAGATGTA